TCGTCGCCGTGGTACGAGTTCCTCGTGGAGAACAGGCCGGAGAACGTGCACTACACCGCGCAACCCTCGGGCCTCTCCCCAGAGGCGACGTGGCGCGCGCTTCTTCGCCCCGGCTACTACGAGGAGCTCGCCGAGGGGAGGAACGAGCGGTGGATCAAGCAGCACGTGCACGGCGAGTGGGGCGACTCGGCCGATGGGCGTGCGGTGTACGAGTCGACGTTCATCCCGGACTTCCACATCTCGAAGGAGCCGCTCGAGCCCGTCCGCTCGGGCATCTTGCTTGTCGGGCTCGACTTCGCGCGACATCCGGCCGCTATCATCGGGCAGGTGGACCCACGCGGCCGGCTCCTGATCTTGGCCGAGCTCGAGCGGGCGAACATGGGCATCGAGAAGTTCGTGACGGACCACCTCCGCCCGCTCCTTCTCGAGCCGCGCTTTTCAGGGATCCCGGTTGCATGCGTGGGTGACCCGAGCGGTAACCAACGCAGCATGATCGGCGAGGAGAGCGTGTTCCAAGCGCTGAGGAGGCTTGGGTTCGCCGCGGTGCCAGCGTCGACGAACGCGATCGAGCCGCGGATACGGGCGGTGGAGAAATGGCTGAACCAGCATCAAGGTGGAAAGCCTATGTTTCTCGTCGACCCTCGGTGCAAGCTGCTGATCCAGGGGTTCCTGTCGAAGTACCTCTTCAAGGCCAAGAAGGACGGTTCGATGGACGAGAAGCCCGACAAGGTGCGGCCGTGGGCGGACCTGCACGACGCCTTGCAGTATCTCTGCCTCGGCACGTCGCAGGCGGTCATGCCGCGTATCGTCGCGCACTTCAGGCCGCCGCCGAAAAAGGCGCCTATGCCGGTGGGGGCGTGGACATGAGCGCGCTTAACGTTCAGGAAGGCGGCGACCACTACAAGCGTTTCGCCATCCAGCCGATCGAGTTCATCGAACGCAATCGCCTAGGCTTTGCCGAGGGGAACGTCGTCAAATACGTCTGCCGCCACGAGATGAAGGGCGGCGCAGACGACCTCCGTAAGGCGATCCACTACCTCGAGCTGCTTCTCGAGCTTCGCTACGGAGAGAAGCGGTGATCACGTTCGTCTGTTGGAAGTGGGTGCCGAAGCAGCCGCATGGGCCGCGGCTCTTTCGCTCTGAGCACGTGAACGTGCTTCGGGCGATGCTCGAGCGGCATGCGCCGTTCCCGCACAAGCTGGTTTGCATTACGGACGACACGCGTGGGCTCGATCCGCGCATCGAGGCGTTTCCGATGCCGGAGACGACGTTCGAGGAGCTCGTCAATCCGCACCAGGTGAAATACGACGCCGCGCACGCGTGGGGGAGGAAGAAGTACTTCCCGAATTGTTACCGGCGGCTCTGGGTCTTCTCGCGCGAGGCTACGGTGCTCGGCGAGCGGGTGTTTGCGCTCGACATCGATGTGATCGTGACCGGTGACCTCACGCCGCTCGTCGAGCGCGACGAGGACTTCGTTGGATGGGTCGACGACAAAGAGCCGAAGCTCAAAGGCGGGGCGTATCTGCTGCGGACAGGATCGCACCCTGAGGTGTGGGACGAGTTCGACCCTGAGACGTCGCCGGCGCTCGCAGCGACGTCGTCCGGCACAGGCTCCGACCAGGCATGGATGACGTACAAACTCTTTCCGCCGGAGGGGTCGTGGGGTGTGCAGGATGGGCTCGTGAAGGTTAACTGGTTGCAAGCGGGCCCGCAGCCTTCGACGCGTCTCGTGTTTACTGCGGGGCACTCGCCGCCGTGGAGTGCGGATGTGCAGCGTAGGTATCCGTGGGTCGCGCAGTATTGGAGGATGTAATGGCATCAACGCATGGGCCTGTGCCGCTCGAAGAGATCACGCTTTGCGTGCCGTACTACCGCAACGTCGGCATGCTCCGGCGGCAGATCGAGGAGTGGAACAAATATCCGCCCGGCATGCGGATCATCCTCGTCGACGACGGAAGTCCCGAGCCCGCGCTGCCGATCGTGGAGGAGCTCGCGAGCGAGCAGACGCTCGCACGGCTCGAGGTCTATCGAACCGGCGTCGACATCCCCTGGGCACGCGAGTTCTGCCGCAACCTCGCGTCGACGCGGGCCGTGACGCAGTGGCTTCTCCACATCGACATCGACCATATCTTGCCGGTGGAGCACTTACTCGAGATTCCGCAGCACACGGTCTCGTGGGGGGATTGGTTCCGCTTCCGTCGGTTCCGCGTCGGCAAGGCGGATGAGACGAGGAAGAAGGATTTCAAGAAAAATGGCCTTCCGGACGACGCCGACTTCGGTGAGGTACATCCGCACGTCGATAGCTACCTTTGCCGGCGCAAACACTACTGGAAGGTTGGCGGGTACAACGAGAAATTCGTCGGAGTGCTCGGCGGCGGGAACGAGTTTTTGCGTCGAGCGGAAAGCTTGTATCCGCTCAAGATTTTTCCTGGGAACGTGGCGCTGCACGTCTACACGCGGCATGCAATCCCGGACGCGTCGGACCAACACTGCAGTCGCGATTCCATACCCGGCAAGCGGCTCTGGGAGAAGCTCCGCGATCGAGGCGAGCTCTACCCGACGGAGACGCTGACGTTGCCGTGGAGCCGCGTGCTGTGAAACTTGCCGGCGGAAGTATGTGGCCGAAAGTACTTGGTGAGTTCGAGACGTTGCGCAAGCTCCAGGAGGGGTACTCGCTTGCACGTTTCGGCGATGGCGAGTTCAAGGTCGCGGCGGGGAGCCATGCGCTACGCGAGCCCGCCAACAAGCGCCTTGCGAAGGAGCTGCGGAAGATCCTTACGGAGCCGCACGAGAAGTGCCTTGTTGGCATTCCGACGCTTGATCCGAATGGACCGAAATACTCGAATTGGCTCAAGTTCGCGCCGCGGTGCTGGCCGTACGTCGACATGAATCGTACGTACTACTCTGCGTTCATTTCGCGTCCTGACAGCGCGCCGTGGATCAATACTCAGGAGTTTCTCGAACTGTTCGAATCCCTTTGGGAGGGTAAGCGCGCGGTTGTTGTTTGCGAGTCGGACGATTCGAAGATTCGTCGGGTCGTGCAGCTAAAGGCGCGCGAGGCGCCGCGAGTGTCGTGTCCGCCCCGTGAGACGTATGCCGTGTTACCTCAGATCGAGGCGCTGGTGCTCGAGCACGAGCCCGATGTCGTTTTGATCAGTGCGGGGCCGGCGGCGACGTGCCTTGCGCATCGGCTGGCCATGAAAGGCGTGCAGGCGATCGACACCGGGCACGCTGGTGGTTTTTTGTTGAAGCTCGCATGCTCCCGGAAACCGTTGTCTGCATGAAGTGGAAGCCGCCGTTCGCGTTCCGCACGACCTACGAGGCGGAACACGTGAACGTGCTGCGGCGGATGGTGGCGCGCCACTACCCGCACCCTCATCGGTTTGTCTGCATCACCGACGACGCGAAGGGGATCGATCCGGGCGTCGAGGTAATCCCGGTTTGGGACGACTACGCCGATATCCCACCGCCCCAAGGCGGCTACAACCCGTCGTGCTATCGCCGGCTTAGGCTCTTCTCGCGCGAGATGGAGGGGCTTCTGGGGCGGCGGTTCGTGTCGATCGATCTCGATTGTACGATCCACGCGGACCTCACCTCGCTGTGGGATCGCCCCGAGGACTTCGTGATCTTCCGGTCGGGTTTGCGTCAGCAGCACTACAACGGATCCATGTTTTTGCTGACCGCGGGCGCGCGGGCGAAGGTGTGGGAGGAGTTCCAGGGCCGCGCGTCGGTGAAGGCGGCGATGAGGGCCGGCCTCGTCGGCAGCGATCAGGCGTGGATCGAGCATTGCCTTGGACCGAACGAGGCGACGTGGGGTCCGCAGGACGGAGTATACAGCTACAGGCTCCATTTACTCCGGCTTGGTGCTAAGCTACCGGAGAACACGCGCATAGTGTTCTATCAGGGGAAGGCGAAGCCGTGGCACTCGCACGTGCATTCGCTCTCCCCTTGGGTCGGGGAGGCGTACAAGTAGGGCGTCACCATGGCAGTACCTGCTTCAGCCGTTAACCCGCTGATTCGAGTCGTCTCTCCTGACGAGCTCGTCGCCGCCGAACGTCGGCGCGAGGAGCAGATGGCGAACAAGGCCATCGAGCAGGAGCAACCCACCTCTGAGCTCGCCGCGTACGTCCGGCAGCGCGTCGAGATGATGCGCAACTACCGGGAGACCGAGGGCATCAACGACCGCCTCCTCCGGGGCTTGCGCGCGTATCGCGGCGAGTACGACGAGGAGAAGAAACAGCAGATCGCCCAGTTCAACGGGAGCTCCGTCTACGCGCGCATCACAGCCACGAAGTGCCGAGCGGCGACTTCCCTCCTCCGCGACGTCTACCTTGGTCCCGAGAAGCCGTGGGCGATCGAGCCGACGCCGGATCCGGTGGTTCCGGAGGAGATCCAAGATTCGATCGCGATGCTCGTCACGACTGAGGTGACGACGGCCATGGAGGCTGGTGAGCCGCTCGACGAGTCGACCGTGCGCGACCGCCTCCGGCAGCTCAACGAGGCCGCGAAGATGGCTGCGCGCGAGCAGGCGCGGAAGCAGGCCGAGCAGGTCGAGCGGCGCATCGAGGACGCGTTGGTCGAGGGCGGGTTCTACCAGGCGCTCTCCGAGTTCCTTGCGGATCTCCCGATCTTCCCGTACGCCGTACTCAAGGGCCCGATCATCAAGCAGCGCCCGCAGATGAAGTGGGTGAACGGCCGGCTCGAGCGGGTGTCGGTGGCAAAGCCGTATTGGCAGCGGGTTTCTCCGTTCGACTTTTACTGGTCGCCTATGGCGAGCGACCCTTCGCAGTCCGAGTTCGGCGAGCGCGTCGAGCTCAGGCGGGCGGACCTCGCCGCGATGAAGGGAATGCCCGGTGTCGACGACAAGGCGATCGAAGAGATCCTGTCGATCTACCACCAACGTGGCAACTATCGGTGGTGGGACGGCACCGAGTTCGAGCGGATGAGTCTCGAGTCGAAGGACAAGACGTTCCAACGACATTACGACTTCATCGACACGATCGTCTACGTCGGTACGATCTCGGGCCAGCTCCTCCTCGATTGGGGATATAAGCGCTTCAAGCTCGAGCCGACGGCCGATTACTACGTGACGGCATGGCTGATCGACCGGTGGGTCGTGCAGGTGCAGATCTCCCCGTTCAATTTCCAGCCTGCGCCCTACTACGTCGGCCGCTACGTTGAGGTCCCAGGGTCGTTCGCCGGCGAATCGCTCGCCGATGTGCTCCACGACATCCAGGAAGTGTCGAACGCGGCGCTTCGCGCGCTCGTGAACAACCTCGCGATCTCCTCGGGCCCGCAGGTCGTGATCAACGACGGTGCTATCTCGAGCGCCGAGGACGATCAGCTCTACCCCTGGAAGCGGTGGCACTACAACGTCGACCCGTCGCTCCTCTCGATGGCGCAGCGGCCGATCGATTTCTTCCAGCCGCAGTCGAACGCGCAGGACCTCCTCAGTGTTTACACCCAATTTTCGGTGCTCGCCGACGAGGTGAGCGCGCTTCCGCGCTACATGACGGGTAACGAGAAGGTCGGCGGGGCCGGACGGACGGCCTCGGGTCTTGCGATGCTCATGTCGAACGCCGCGAAGACCCTCCAGAACGTCGCCGCGGGGATCGACCGCACGGTCATAGGGCCGGTTCTGCGGAATTTCTACGATTATCTGATGCTTACGGACCCCGAGAACTACCGCGGAGACGAGCAGATCGTCACCAAGGGCGTGCAGAACGCCGTGAAGCGGGAGCAGGACCGCATGCGTCAGCTCGAATTCCTGCAGATCACGGCCAATCCGATCGACGTTCAGGTCGTCGGGCCCCAGGCGCGGGCGAAAATTCTCGCGAACGTCGCGAAAGGGCTCGGGATCGAGGGCGTCGTACCGGAAAACGCGCCGGCCGCCATCAACCTCGGCGCCGGCATGCCGTCAGCGCCCGCGCCGGGCGCCGTCCGTGCGGGTCCGGAGGCTGTCAGGGAGCCCATCGAGGGCATGGTGTAGACGAACGGGCCATATGCGCATAGAGTATCTGTGCTAGACCCGGTTTACCGGTAAATACAGGAGCTGAGCAATGCCGAAGGGTAACCCGACGGGGTATGGTTTCCGGATGCCGACGGGCACCAAGGGCAACCGCGACTTGCCGCCGAACCGCACGAGCAACCACCAGGGCATGCCGAGCTCGCACGGCGACGGTGGCGTCAGCGCGGGCAAGTACATCGGCAAGACGAAGGGTAATCGCGACCTTCCGCCGAATCGCACGGCTGGTGCACCGGCGACGGGGAAGGCGGGCACCTTCATCGCGGGGCGGCGTCAGCCGTACTGACATGACATCGAAAGACGGCGTTCAGAAGCTCGTCAAGTCGCGCCGCTTCTCGAGCATCGACGGCATCAAGGCTGTTCGACACGGGAGCACGCAGGGCACGACCAATCGCCTCGACTTCGCGAAGGAGTCGAAGCAGCAGGAACGTGTCAATTACGACGACTTGGCGGACTTCCAGGTTGGCATGTTTTTCTGATGGCCGTGGACCCGCGGCTGTCGATGCCCGATGAGAGGGTGATCCGATCGATCGCCGCGCTCAAGCTCGGCGCCGGCGCGAAAGAATTCGACGTCGTCGTCTCTGCGCTGCGCCGGGAAAGAGACCATTATGCGTCCCTCTGCCTGCAGCTTGGGGACCAGGTGAACCTCTTCCGGGCGCAGGGCGCGGCTACACTGCTGAACAGCATTCTGAAAGTCATCGAGGAGGCTGGTAAATGAGCGCAGTTCCACGACAGGTCAAGGCGCAAGCCGACAAGGCTCGCGAAGCCATCGACCAGATAAAGAAGGCCCAGCAGGAAGCTGGAGCCGCGGCCGAGGCAGTGGCTGCTTCGCACGCCACGCCGCCGGCCCCTACGCCAGCCGCCGCACCGTCGGAGCCGGCGCCTCCGCCCCAGCCGCCGTCGCAGCAGCCCCAGCCGCTCGACGAGGACTGGAAGCACAAGTACGAGGTCCTTCAGGGCAAGTACTCGGCGGAGGTGCCGGCGATGGCGGAGGAGCTGCGGCGTACGCGGGGCATGCTCGAGCGCCTTCAGGCCGAGCTCGAGGAGCTGCGCAAGGCGCCGCCGACGCCCGCGTCTACGCCGGATACCACTCTCATCAAGCCGGAGGAAATCGACGAGTTCGGTCCCGAGCTCTACGACTTCGTGCGTCGCGTGGCTCGCGCGGAGGTCCTCCCCGAGCTCGAGATGCGGCTGACGCCGGTGAAGAAGACCGCGGAGACCGCGGCGAACACGGTGGTCGAGACGGCTCGCGCACGCTTCATGGCGTCGCTTAATGCCGATCCCGATTTCCACCGCTTCAACACCGACAAGGGGTTCCTGCAGTGGCTCGCGCAGAAGGATCCGTTGGCGGGCGTATCTCGGCAGGAGCTGCTTGACCAGGCCGTCGCGACGAATGACGTCGACCGGACGCTCGCCTTTTTCAAGGCGTACAAAGCGACCGTCGAGTCGACTTCCGCCCCGAGTGCCGTGGCCTCGGATCCGCGGCCGACACCGGCCGACTTCGTTACGCCGGGGGGTACTCCGCCGGCAATGCCGGGCACGGAGCAGAAAAAGATCTGGTCGAAGGCTGAGATCGACGACTTCTTCCAGCGCACCCAGCGGAAGACGCAATTCTCGCATCTCACGCCCGACGAGGCGGCGAAGGTCCGGGCCGAGATCATGGCTGCGACGGCCGAGGGCCGCGTCAAGCCCGTATAGACGGGGTATTGACGTATGCGCATACTGGCGCTTTAATTCGTCTCAGAGTCTTAGGGAACACGCCGCCCGTAAAGCCGGGGGCGCTCCTGGTCAAGGTTCCGAGTACGTGCTCGGTGGATTGGTCATTGATTAGGAGAGTCCCGGCTTATGTATCCGCAAACGAGTGGTTCCTGGTGGGCGGGCAGCGCCCCGAGCCCCGACTACAGCGGGCGAGTCATCCCGTTCGTCTTTTCCGGCCTCGTTGTCGAGAAGTTCTACGCGGCGACCGTTCTCGGCGCGATCGCATCGACGCGCTACGAGGGCGAGATCCGGAACATGGGCGACAAGGTCATCATCCGCACGCGCCCGAACATCACGGTCTCGCCGTACGAGATCGGCATGGACCTCAACACGATCGTGCAGCGGCCGTCGAGCGACACGATCGAGCTCCTGATCGACAAGGGCAACGTCTTCAACCTTGCGTTGAACGACGTGCACGAGGTCCAGTCCGACATCGACCTCCTCTCCATGTGGGCGGAGGACGCCGCGGAGGCGATGAAGATCGAGGTCGACAAGGAGGTGCTCAATTACCTCGCGACGGACACGACCGGCGACATCGACCCGCACAACCGAGGCCTCGGCGCCGGCCGGATCTCGGGCAACCTGAACATGGGCGATTTCGGTCTGCCGCGCAGCATCGACTCGCAGAATGTCATCCGGTTCATCCTGGACTGCGGTCAGGTGCTCGACGAGCAGAACGTCCCCGAGACGGGTCGTTGGATGGTGATCCCGGCGTGGATGAACACGCTGATCAAGGCGTCGGACCTGAAGAACGCATCGCTCGCGGGCGATGGCACGTCGATCTTGCGCAACGGTCGGTTGGGCATGATCGACCGGTTCACGCTGTACCTCAGCAACAACCTCCAGCCGATCGGCGCTTCGCCGTCGAACGAGTACCCGGTGCTCTTCGGCGTGAGTTCGGCGCTTGCGTTCGCCGCGCAGCTCACGAAGACGGAGACCATCCGTTCGGAGCGGTCGTTCGACACGCTGCTCCGCGGGCTGGAGATCCACGGTCGGAAGGTGGTGAACCCGGCCGCGATCGGGCGGGCCATCGTCGAGCAGGATGGGCTGACCTAAGGGCGTGGCGTAGCAGCCTCCCCCGCGTTCTGAGGAAGGCCCCTTGCGGCGGCCCGCGTGTGCGTTAAGCGCCGCGGGCCGTGTTTTTTGGAGGTGAAGCGTGGCGAATCCGACCTACCAGTCGATCCTCGATGGCGCGAGGGAGCTGGTGAAGGACACCGACGACCCGAATACGGGGTCGCAGCGGTTCCCGGACTCGATGTTGATCGGGATCCTGAACCGCGCGCTGAGCGCACTCTCCACGGTGCGGCCGGACGCCTTTTATGATTCGTTCAACAGGAACAACCTCAACGTTCCGACGGTGGTGGCGGGTACGCCCGATGAGGATGCAGGCGAGGTCGGCCTCGACGATGAGATGGCGATCGATCGCATGTTTCACCCCCCGCTCATCGAGTACGTCGCCGGCATGATCGAGGCGACGGAGGACGAGTTCACGGTGGACGGCCGTGCGCTCTTGCTGCTCGAGCGTTTCCGCCGGTCAGTGGCCTCGATGTAACGGTTTACCAGGTAAAACTTCATGTCGGCCGATTCGATTTTTCTGGAGGGCTCGGGCTGCGAGTGCGACGTTTCGCTCGATACGTGGTTGCGCGACGCCCTCCCTCAGGTTCCTGGGATCGTCCGCTCGGTTGCTGCGCGCGAGCTCGTGCTCGCTTGCCGCGAGTTCTACGAGCGGTCGCTCTCGTGGAGGACAACGATCGGCCCTGTGCATGCGCGGTCGCGGTTCCTCCAGTACTACCAGTCGCCGTACGACGACTACACCAACGTCGTCGCGGTGCTCGGGGTCGAGTGGAAAGGGAGCCCGCTCAAGAAGCTCGTACGGCAGCCGACGCTCGACTGGGAGTCGTCCGATCCGACGCATTACTGGATCACGGACGTTCCGGACGCGGTCGGGCTTTGGCCGAAGCTCCGTGCGGACACCGACAATGCGCTTCACTTCCACGTGGCGCTGACGCCGAAGCAGAGCGTCGACCACCTACCGAGGATCGCTGCGATTAAGCACTACGACGCGATTCTCGACGGATTCCTTGCGCGTGTCTGGTCGCACCCATCGAAGCCGTACAGCAACCCAGCCGAGGCGGAACGGCGGCGGACTAGATTCGTGGCCGCCATCGCGCGCTATTCTGGCGAAGCGAAGACGGGTTACGCCGCTGCGCAAAACTGGTCGTTTCCGAGGTTCGGACGGTGAACTTGTACCCGGCCGGTTATGCACAGCTGATGAGCGGCTCCATCGATTGGGAGTCGTCGATCGTGCGTGCTGCCTTGCTGACGGAGACGTTTCAATTCGACGGTCGGCATGTCGTGCTGGGCGACATCTTGGAGTCGCGGATCATCGCCGTGAGCGATGCACTCGAGGGGGCGACGGAGGAGAACGGGCTTTTTTCTGGCCTCCCCTTCCGGTTTGCGCCGTTCCTCGATGAGCGCGAGGTTTCGCAGGTCCTCATTTTTCTCGACGGAGGTGATCCAGCACATAGCCTTCTCCTCGCTTATTGGGGTGAGGAGGAGTTAGTGGGTGTGCCGTTCGTTCCGCAGGGCCTCGAGTATTTCGTCCATCCGGATGCTGAGCTCGGCGGTTATTTCCGACTGACGGAAGACCCGATCGTCGGCTTGCTCGGCACGCACGGTTTTGGTGCGCCGCTCTCGATCGGCGAACTCGAGGGCGGTCTAGAGATAGCGGATGCGGCGCTGTTCGTCTCCGGCCGCCTCTCGGTTCGCGATCGAGTGTGCGTACCGGCAGACGAGCCCGACAGCTGCTGCAGACCTACGTTCAGGGGGTCCTTGTGCGAATAGGGTCGGTCGGTCTTTTGGGTCGCTACGTTCAACGCCCGACCGCGGACAGGCGGCGTGTGGTCGACTACTCGCGATTTCTGAGCAAGGGGGAGGTCGTGAAGTCGGTTTCGGTTTCAGTGACGCCGACGACGGATCCGGAGTTCGAAATCCACACGCTCGTGATCTCGCCCGAGGGTGATAAAGTTGCCTACTACGCGCGCGGCGGGGTCGAAGGCGAGGAGTACACCGCGACGTTCACGGTGACGACGAGTCTGCGCCAGGTGTGGCCGCACGACATCAGGTTCGCCGTTCGGGAGCCGCCACAGTACGGGTAACAAGCAATGGCTCAGCTAGTCTTCGAGAACAATGCGTCGGCGCTGCTTGCGGCGAGCATCGACGATCAGGACACGACGATCCAGGTCGCGGCCGGATTCGGCGCCCTCTTCCCGAACCCTGGCGCCGGCCAATACTTCGTCGTCGTACTTCGCAACGCCGCGGGCGCGTACGAGGTATGTCACTGCACCGGCCGCTCGGGCGATTTGCTGATGGTCGAGCGCGCGAAGGAAGGCACCGCCGCGCAACATTGGGTGAACAATCAAACGCGGGTCGAGTGCCGCGCAACAAAGGGGACGTTCGAGGCATTCATCCAGCGTACGGGCGATGTCATGTCGGGCGATCTCGACATGGACGGCAACCAACTCATCGACGCGAAGATTACCGGCAACGACACGGTCATCAACGGCGGCCAGATTGTCGGCGTGCCGATTCGCGGTGCGCTGAACGACGACTCGAATGAGATCTTCGTCCCCTCGGACGGCAGCACCCCGACGATCGGGGGCGCTCCGATCCTGACCGCGGCGAATGGCGCTCGGGCTCTGCCTGTCGGGTCGATTATTATGTGGTTTGGCTCAGTGCAGAACATCCCGCAGGGGTGGGCGCTCTGCGATGGAACCAATGGAACACCCGACTTACGGGGGAGGTTCATCATCGGCGCCGGCGGGGGTGTCGCTCTCGGTGAGACGGGCGGTTCTACGACTACGAGTGCGTCGGGCAACCACAACCATGGGGGGTCGACTGCCTCGCACACTCTGACGACTCAGCAGATCCCGTCGCACAGCCATGGCGGCTGGTACAACACAGGGTTTGAACGAGGCATCCCACAGGCGCCGCCGACAGGCTCGTCTCGTTCGGGTGTTGTGATTCCGGGCGTGACGCGTAACGATTCCGGAAGCCTCGACACGACGAGCAATAGTGCGCAGTCGAACAGTTTGACGACGCCTGTCGGCGGGGGGCAGGGACATAGCCACGGAATTTCGAATTCCGGGACCCACACCCACACGGTAACGCCTCCGTACGTGGGCGTGTACTTCATCATGCGGGTGAGCTGATGGCGCAGGGGTTCATTTTTCGAAATAACGTCTCGTCACGGTTGTTGATGGCTATTACGCCCAACCAAACCACGCTGGCAGTGCTACCGGGCGACGGCGAGAAGTTTCCGGAACCCGACTATGAGCCGGCTGGTGGCGGCGAGTGGTTCGCCGTCACGTTGTGGGATCGCGCGTCCGGCGTGCGGGAGATTTGCTACTGCACTGGTCGCGCGGGCGACGAGCTGACGGTGCTTCGCGGCCGGGAGGGGACGACGCCGTTCGCTTTCCCAGCCGGCGCCGAAGTGGCAATGACGATCACGGCTGGGATCCTGGAGTTTCTGCGCGATCTATGAGCGTTGAAGAGCGCAAGTTCGTATGGGCGAACTTCGCCCGCTCGACGTTGGCGGAGGGAGTCTCCGCCGACGCTACCGAGCTACGCATTCGCGCGCTCGACGCTAGCCTATTCCCGTCGCCGGACTACGACGAGGTCTTTTCGGTCGTGCTTTGGAGCGAGGACCTCGAGAGTTTCGAAGTCGTATACTGCACCGGCCGTGCCGGCGATCTACTGACGGTTGAACGCGGAAAGGAAGGTACGACGCCTCGCGCGTTCGCTGCAGGCGCGCTCGTTGTACATCAGGTAACGGCGGGTTTCTTTNCCGCGGTGCNGGACCGCCGGTACGTCGTCATTTTNTCCTCGCGGCCGTATCCTCTCGAGGTGCTCGACGCGCTCGACGTCGGCGGCGTACCGCTGCCAGGCGGTCGTTATNANCCCACAATGNTCGAGGCGCTCTATGTTGCAGGGCAACCGATCACCGGAGGCGAGCTACGTGCACCGCTGGTCGAGTATCAGTGGCAGCCGGCCGAAGCACTCCAGGTAGGTGGTCAACCAATCACTGGCGGCGAGCTGCGCGCACNGTTGGTCGAGTACGCATGGCCCATGGAAGAACTTCACGTTGCAGGCGAGCCGATCACTGGAGGCGAACTCAGAGTCGCTCTGCAGACGTATGGATGGTCCGGAGAAGAAATTGTGGTCGGCGCCCAGCCGATTGATGGAGGAGAGATTGTATGATGGATGGTCCGCGGATTTGGGTACCTCGATTGAAGATCCTAGAAGCGCATGAGATGACGTTCACTACGCGCCTCGCCGGACGATTTCGTCTCACGGTACGACGACCGAGCGGCGTGATTCGCGCAGAAACCGGATGGTTTTCGAACCTCATTCTGAATGCTGGCCTTGACCGCATTGGAGCTGCGGAAACTACGCACACCGGCGCTGCTGTTGGCACTGGCACGACGGCGCCTACGGTGAGCGACACAACCCTAGAGAATCAGATCGCGAGCACGACGACGATTCAATCTGTCAATGGAATCACGCTATCAAGCCCGCCGTATGGGTTGCGCAAGACATGGGTCTATAGATTCGGGACGGGAGTTGCCGCCGGAAATCTGACGGAGATTGGTGTCGGGTGGACAGGCTCCCCATTGAATCTCTTTGCGCGTGAGCTGATTCGCGACGAAGAAGGTGATCCGACAACCTTCACTGTTCTCGCGGACGAGACGCTCGATCTGACCTATGAGCTGACGGTTTACGCGCCTACGGAAGACGTNGAGGGGCAGGTNACCATCACGGGAAGCGGCACGCACGACTTCGTATGTAGGGCGGCGAACGTCACGACGAATAGCTCTCAGGGGTGGAAGAACGATAACTCTNCAACATATTCGATTGGCGGCGGCGGATCATNTAGCGGCGCTCAGCGTTGCNACGCAACGCAGACG